TATCGTCTGCTCTATCTGCTTTTTTATCTGCTCGGCTCGTGTCTGGTTCTTTTTTATGCTCTCTGTTACTTCCTGCTGCGTCGCTGTAAGCTGCTTAGTTAAGTTTGTGCGTACGCTGCCTATTTCCATAGTGTCGTAGCGCTCTTTTAAGCTGTCATACTTCGCTTTTACTATTTTTGCTGTAGCTTCTATTTGCAGCTTATCTATGCGTACTGTTACTGTATCGCATAGCGCGACGCTTTCCATAACCTGTATGTTTTTATAATCCTTTGTTTTTTTAAGCTGTGCGTACGATAGTGTAATATTAATATCTGGCTCGGTGCTTATTTTTTCTAAGTATGCCTCTGCTTTCGCTCTTAACATATCCTCGGTTATAATCGTGCCGCTTTCCCATTCGCTGCTAAAGTCCACTATCTCGCAGCGCTTATATGCGTAATCTGCTGCGCCTGCGTGTACTAGTGTCTTTTCTTTTAGGCTTACGTATACCTCGCTTTCTTCGCCCTCTGGCGTGTACTTTGCATACGGGAATATAGCCGTTACTATATTTGCTATGTTACGCTCTTGCTTTGCGTCGGTTAGGTTCTTGCCGTATTCGATTGTTACGCCGTTGTCTGCGCCTCTCGCTTTTAATAACTCTATTCTGTAATTATTAAAATGATATTCGCCGCCCCACGTATCTAATATACTGCCCTCTACGCCGCCGAGTGCCTTACGCACGCTTACCACGTCTGCTATGCTCGTTTTGTTTACTGTTGTAATGTCGCTTGCTGCTGTGTATTTGTGTTTAAATACTGCTGCCGCCAGCAACCTATTAAGCGCCTGCTCTGCATTTACTCCGCTTATGCTAAACCGCTCTACAGGGTTGCCCGTGAGCTCGTAGCTTATGTGCTCTGCGTTCCACGTCGTATTACTGCCTATCTGTTTGCCGCTTTTGTATATTCTAAAAAGTTGCGGCTCGTCCGTGTCGTTCGCCTTTGCTTTAATAATAGCGTCCTCTGCTATATATTCCGCTAAGTGTCCTTTTGCTGGGTATATAAGCGTCGCCTCATATGCCCCGTTTCTCTCTTCTGTTACTGTGCAGCTTACCGCGTCTGTAAGTAAGCCTATGCCGTTTGTTGTAAAGTCTGTTTCGCTGGCAGCGTATAAAATTGGTATCATAGTTTGCACCAGCGCGGTACTATTTCGATTTTTGTTACATTACCCGCCCAGCTTATGTTATTGTCTCCTGCTGCCAGCTTAGGAAACGCCCCCACAAGCATTTTATTATTCTGTAATGTATCGCCCTTGTACGCGTTCATATTTTCACTGTCTACTTCTATATATCCGTCTATATTTTTAAAGCCGTGCGCACGATTGTTTATATAGAGTGTTACGTTACCGCTGCCATATATCTTCATATATGGCGTTGCTGTAAAGCCCTCTGGGTTTGTAATCGTGGCTGCTTTTGTTATCGTTATTGTTTCGTCTCCCTTTAGTGCTCTTTTATATGCCTTGCACGTAAACTGTATCTCTATTTGTCCCAGCAGGCGCTTAGCAAGCTCTGACACGCTCGCCCCGCTGCTTAAGTATGCAAGTGTGTAATAGTCTCTGTCGTAAGTATCATAGAGTCTTTTATACTCTATGCCGCTGCCGTAGAGCCAAGCGTAAAGCCTGCGGGCGTGTTCCTCTAAGTCCAGCTTAAAGGCGTCTATATCCACGCAGCATACGTATTTACGCACATAATCGTTAAATTGCTGGTTGTCCAGCTCGTCTATGCGATTGTCTACTACAAAATTGCCGCGTGCTGGTACGTTTATAGTCTCTATTACAGGCTCGGCGGCGTTGTCCGCGCCGCTCTGCTCCATAATAAAAAGCCCCATATCGAGAGAATTAACGCCGTTATATGTAAAGCTATTAGCTGCATTATAATAATTACTAAGCATATACTCTGTCGTCCCTCTCTTTCATTTCTTCCGCAGTCTCTAACATTTCCTCTGTAAGCTCTCTTATGTCTGTATCTCTGTTGTTTTCAAAGTGTTCTATATTTACGTTAATCTCGTTTGTAATTTGCTGCGCCCTGCCGCCTTTTGCGGTGTCTATAGCTGTGTTTCTTGCCGTATTCGTAAGCGGCGTTACTACAGCTTTGCCGTTTACCATTTGTACGAGCTCTGGTCCCGCCTCTGCTACCATAGCGCCGCCGTTTCCTATAATACCGCCGTGCGCAAGCCTTGGCAGGCTTAAATTGCTCATTTTACCAATGCTTACCCCTGGTATTTTGTTTATAAGGTTAATAGCTCCGTTGATAAGCCCTATAGCTCCGTTTATGGTGTTTTCTATAATGCTTATTACGCCGTTAATTCCTGCTTTTACCGCGCCGCCTATTGCGTCTGCTATGCTTGCGCCTAAATCCGAAAACGTATTTCTTATAGTGTCCCACAAGCCGCTAAAAAAAGAGCTAAAATTAGAGAATACGCCCTTTACCGCGTCCCAAGCTGCCCCGAATGTGTCTCTAAAAAATGAGCCGACAGCCGAAAAGATACGCTTTACGCTATCCCATAATGTACTAAAGAAGTTTGCAAAACCCTCGAATATGCTCTTTATTCCGTCCCACGCGCCTTTAAAGTCTCCTGTAAGCACGTCTTTTACGACGCTGAATACTGTTTTTATAGCGTTCCATACCGCAGCAAAGTAAGCCGCTACAACGTCCCATACTGCTTTGATAATTTCCCACGCATTACGAAAGAATGAGCCCAGCACTTCGCCTACAGCCGAGAATACTACTTTTATGTTTTCCCAGATAAGCGTAAAGTAAAGTACTGCTACGTCCCATACGCCTTTAATGTATTCCCACGCAACCGAGAAAAAACCGCCCAGCACTTCGCCAACTACCGAGAATATAACTTTTATATTTTCCCATAACATAGAAAAGTACGGCTCTACTAAATCCCATACTACTTTAATAATTTCCCAGCAATCGCTAAATATCTGCGCTATGTCTGCGCCTAACTGTTGCAAAAAAGCAAAGGCAGCCTGTAGGTACGGCTCTATAAAGCCCCATATCTCTTGTATCTTGTCCCAGATAGTGCCTATAACGTCCTTTATTACTTCGATAGCGCCGCCTATAAATTCTTTTACATTCTCAAATATTTCGTTTACTGCGTCTCTAAACCATTCGCACTTATTGTATAGCGTTATAAATATCGCTATTAACGCCGCTATCGCCGCTATAACTAATATAATGGGGTTTGCTGCAAGCACGGCGTTTACTGCTGTTATTGCAGTCTGTAGCGTCTTAATTACGTTTATCATAGTTGATATAACGCCCGCTACTTTGCTTATAATTAGTAGCGCGGGGGCTATTGCTGCAACTATCATTATTATTGTCGCTATCATTTCTTTTTGATTGTCAGTTAGTCCTCTAAACCATTCTGTAGCGCTCTGTACTGTGCTCGTTACTTTTTCTATCGCTGGCTGTAATGCCGATAACGCAGTACCCGCTAAGTCGCTGCCTGCAAGTTTTAAGTTATTAAGCATTACTTTAGCATTGTCCCACGGGTCTAAAGTGCTTTCATATGTATCTTGTACAGTAGTGCCGTAGTCCTCGAGCGAGCCGCCTAAGTCGTCTACGCTTAACTTGCCTTCTCTTATTGCCTGCGCCATTTCTGCAAAGCCCTTAGAGCCGAAGGTTTCTTGTGCAATACTTAACGCCTCTGTCTCCGTACTTGCGTTTTTAATGCTGTCTATTGTCTTTTGTAGCGCTTGGTCTGTGCTTAAGCCCTCTGCTGTATAATTCTTTACAGCTTTCTTTAAGCCTGCCATAGCTGTAGTAGCGTCTACGCCGTTATTTTCAAACATAGCAAGCAAATTTACGCTTTCTGTAATGCCTAGCCCCATTTCTTTTAAGGTGCTGCCATTCTGCATTAATGAGCTCTCTAATGTGTCCATAGACAGCCCTGTGTCTTGTCCTACTTTTGTGAGCAGTCCTAATACATTGCCCGCCTGTCCTGCGTCTACGTTGAATTTATTTAAGATTGTGTCTACATTGTCAATACTGCTATTTAAGTCTGTCCCGTTTATCTCTGCAAATTCGATAAACTGCTTTGATAAGCTCTCTAACTCGTCGCCTGTAAGTTGGAAACGTGTATTAACCTCTCCTATTGCTGTGCCTGCCGTCTCCGCGTCTGTCGGTATATCCTTAAAAATGTTGTTCATGCGCTTGTTGAGGTCGTCTAACGCCTCGCCCGTAGCGCCTGTTTTAGTTATAATTATGTCGTAGCCGTCGTCTAAATTCATAGCAGACGCTACGGCTCCTGTGCCTACTGCTGCCGCTGCTGCCGATAAAGGCGCCATAGCTTTAGCTGCTTTGCCTGCTTTATCCTCTACTGTATCAAATGCTTTCGCCGCCGTGTCAATTTTGCTTACGCTCTTCGCTGTCTCTTCGGCTGCTTTCCCTGTGTTTTCAAATTCTTTATTACTTTCCTCTGCTTGCTTTTCCAAATCGCCGAGTTTGATTTCTGTAGAGGCTATCTCTCTTTGTAATGCTCTGTATTGTTCCTCTGATACTTCGCCATTTTCAAACTGTTCCTGTACCTGTTTTTCTGCCTCTTTTAAGGTCTCTAACTTCTCTTTTGTACTTCCTATAGCCTCTTTTAATATTTTCTGTTTCTGGGCTAATAGTTCCGTATTGGTTGGGTCTAGTTTAAGTAGCTTGTCTACTTCGCGTAACTCTTTCTGTAAAGAGCTGCACGAGCTATTAACGCCAGAGAGCGCCTTAGATAACTTAGTAGTATCGCCGCCTATTTCGATTGTAATACCTTTAATACTGCCTGCCACTTGTTACGCTCCTTTCTGGCTCTTAATCTTCTCTCTTATCTTTTTGCGGTCTGGCTTGGTCTGCGTCATTCTGTAGCAGTCCTCTAAATACTTTCTGCCCTTTTCCGTCTGGCTAAGCGTATGTATATAGCTTTCTCGCATAAAGTATAAGTATAGGTCTATCGGCATTTCTTGTACGTCGAATATGCTTATATTTAAGTAGTCTATAACTAGCTTCTCTGCTCGTGTTTCTGCTGTGTATGTATACTCTGCCGCCTCTGTCTGCCCGTTTGGGTAGCGCGGCAGCTTTAGTTTGGGTTATTCTTGATACTATTTACAAAGTCTGCGTAGTCGTTAATGTACGCTATAATTTCCTCTATGTCGTACTCTTCCTGCTCTAAGTACTTCGCTGTAACAACCTCTTTGCCTCTGTTATTGCTTAAGATTTCTGCCAAGAGCCCTAGCATTTCGTCGTATACCTCGCCGCTCTTAGCCTCGTCTGTGTCAATATCGTTTATAATCTGCATTTTTTCAAAAGTGCGCTTTTTAGGCATTTCAACTACAAGAGTTTTGCCGTCCTTTAACTTAGTAGGGTAAAAGCTGCGCTTTAATTTTCCAAAATCAAAACTTTTGCCATATTCTAACCTCTTTTCTATCGCGGCTGCTTTTGCGCAGCCGCTTTAATCTCTTATACGTTCTGTACTATTTCCTCGTCAAAAATAATAAGTGTACCCTCTTTGTCCATTGGGTAAGCTGTAAAGGTTGGCTCTAATGTTGTCTCTGCGTCTGTTGCGAATGTAAAGCTAAAGCCTGCCTCATTCTTTCCGACGATTGTTACTCTAATGTCGCCGTCCTCGTCGTCCTCGTGCAAAAATCTAATTAAATATTTGTCGTTTTTCTGGTTCTTTAAGCCGCCGATTTTTACAGTACGCTTTTTGCCAGAGGTTGTTACTCTTGCTGTTGCACATAATTTATCTAATGTAGCTCCGCACCAAGTAAGCAAGCCCGCTTTAAGTGTTGCCTCTTCCTTTGTTACTTTAGTTTTCTGTACTACGCCTAAGTCGTCCTTGGCTGTGTAGCTCTCTGCTGTATACTCGAGTGACGCGCCGCCCTTGATGTGCGCAAGCTGGTTATCCTCTGTTTCTATTGTTTCGTCCGCTGGGATTGTTCCCGTAAATTTAACGCAGTAGAGCTTGCCGCTTCCGAGTGTAATTCTCTCGCTATCCATATTGTTACTGTCCTCTCTTTCTTATTTTTTCGTATATGGTAAATTCGTATGCCGTCTGTACCATATCCTCGCTTTGTATTGTCTCTTGGAATTTGTTAAAGCCTACGTCGTATAATACCTTTTGTTCTATCTCTTTTTCTAAGCTGCTGTCGGCTATTTTGTCTGTGTAAAGCTCTATAGCCGCCTGTATCGCCCTAACTCCTACTGTGCCGTCGTCGCTTTTGCTTACGTTGTCCTGCGGCGTTATGTATACCAGATATGGCAGCTCGGGTAGTGGTGTTTCTTTCGTCTCTCTAAACTCGTCCTTTGCCAGAGGTAGCCCCAGCGTGCGGGCGCGTTCTATAATTGTCTCTAATCTCATTTGCTCGCTGCTGCCTCTATCCTTTCCTGTAGTGCCTCTATAGCCGCCTGCTCTACAGGCGCTATATGCTGTATAGCTCTAACTCTGCCGCCGTTCCTGCTTGCGTGTCCATATTCTAGTAAGTGGGTTAGCTGGTAGTCTGTTTCGTTGTATACAGTATTTCGCTTAGTTCGTTTGTCTGTGTATGCTGCTTTTTTGCGCCAGCCCTTGCGGTAGCTGCCTGTAAGTTTTGGGCTGCTCTTCTTAAGAGCGTCTACTGCCTCTTTTGCTACTTCGTCGGTTATTCGCTTTGTTGCGTCTGCTATTTCTTGGTCATATTCTGCCAACGCTTCGGCTATAGCTGTGCCTGCTGTGTTTATGTTCTCGTTGCTCAACGCTTGCCCGCCCTCTTTTCCGCGTACAGCTCTAACTTTTCCTCGTTTGGCTTTTTATAAGTCCTGTAAATAGTTAATCGCTGTCCATTGTACTCTAACTCTGTCTGGTCGTTATATTCGTGTGCCCATACAGTAAATTTATAGCTCGGCTTAATATCTTTAACGCCCGCTGTCGCGTATTCGCTCTGGGTTATGCTGTCTACCTCGCAGCATATAGTTACGCTTTCTGTTTCCGTCGCATTTAGCTGCGTCTTTAAGGTTATCTCTCCATACATTGTTAGCCCTCGCTTTCTTTCGTGTTATACTCTCCAGAAAGTGCTAAAGACATCTTAAGTGCGTCGTAGCTCTGTCTGTATTTGTCTGCAAGGTTGTTATAGTTAAAGTCTGCTTTTGTAAAGAGCTGTGCAGCTCTAATAATAAGCGCGTCTGTGTCGTCTATCTTTTCCACGCCTGCAAGCTGCAAGTCTTTAAAGCAAGCCTCTATACAGCCGCTTATATCGTCCTCGATAACAGCCGAGGCGGTAGACATACGCATACTGTCTTTAATTGCTTTTATTAGTGCTGTCCTCATAGTCGCCCCCTACTCTGCTGCTTTTGCTACGCCTGCCTCTATAAGCTGCGCTGCGCGTTCTTTTGTTACCTCGAACGTGTCGCCCGCGTGCTGTGTAATATCGCGCTGCAAGTCTTTGTAAGTCTCTGTTACGATAATTTTTATTGTTGTGTCCGAAACGGACACGTTAGCGGCTGCTGCCTGCTGGTCGTTTGCTGTCGGTGTGTTCGTCGCTGCCTGCTGCTTGTCGTCCTCGTCCGTTACGTCTACCTCTGCTGCCGCGATACGTTCTACAAGCTCTGCCTTTTTCCCGTCTGGGCTTAATCCCAGACTTTTAGCAAGCTTTCTAAGCTCGTCTACCTTGTACTCGTCCTCGAGCTGCTTTTTATCTAAATGCCCTTTCATTATTTCGCCTTTCTTTAGCAGGCAGCTTTACGCCGCCTGCGTTATTGTTATTAAACTGACTTTACGCCTTTTTTTACTAAGATAATGCCCGCAGCGTCGGCTACTTTTCCGTCAGCTACCATTAAGCATTTATTCTTAATCTTGTTATTGTCGTGGTCTGTCCACTTTACTACCTGCATTTCCATATTTGTATTAATAACGTAGTCCGAAAAGTTCATAAATACCGCGATTACGTCGCCCTCGTTTGCGTCGTCCCAGCTTGGTAAAATATCGTCCTCTACAGTCTCTACGTTCTTACCCATAAAGCGGTATGTCTCTTCGCCGTTTACGCCATAATTTGTACGCCCGATAGGCTGCCCGTTTTTATCTTCCATTCCGTCAATGCCAACGTCAAAAGTTGACTGGTTCATTATAAAGCTGCCGTTTCTGTACGCCTTTTTCATTTTTGCTTTTACTTTATGCCAGCCGCTCCAACTTGCGTACTCTTCTGGTGTCAGTGTAACAACGGTTGTTACTCGGTTGTCTTTTAATACTCCTAATGGCTGCCCCTCGCCTGTTCCGTTAAAAATAGAAATCTCGATAGCTTTAACCATAGCCTCGGTCGCCATAGGCACGAATAAATCCGTAAACATTTTAAGTGTTACTACGTTTGCTAAAATGCTCTGTGAAATTTTGCACTCTAAGCCGTAATAATTAAATGTCACCGAATTTTTAGCGCTTGCGTTCTGGTCGTCGCTGCTCTTTCCCTCTGTAATCCAGTGCGCAGTAGGCTTTAAGTCTGCGATTGGAATTGATACGCCGCCCTGTACGTTAATCTTGCGCACCTTTGCGTAAATGCTGCCGTAACTTTCCAGCTTTGTAATAATTTCATTCATAATTGTAGTTGGAATTACCGCGCCGCTTTCTGCTGTTGTAGTTGTGCTGGCTGCTCTGTACTCTGTTGGAATTGCTACGCCTCTACACACATAATTCATAAATGCTTTACGATACTCCAATGTGTCGTACTTATCTACTGCCGCTGTGCGCTGCTGTGTTCCGCTGCCGTCTGCTGGCGCGATACTTCTAATTACTGTAGGTACTGTTACGTTGCCGTCTGCGTCTGGTACTTCTCCCGCTGCGATAGCTGCAAGTAAGTTTGTGCGCTGCTCCTGCTGCTGGATAATTGCCGCTCTCTCTTCCTGTAAGTCTTTTACTTCTTTCTCGTACTTTGCCAGTTCTTCGGCTGTAAGCTGTGTGCCTCTTTCCTCTACATCTTTCTTAATAGCCGCAAGTCTTAATTCAATCTCTTTTAATCTCATTGTTTTTGTTCCTTTCTTTGCCTTAAATTGTTGTTAAAATTCTTAACATAGCCGCGCGCTTTTCTAACGTCTCCCGCTGCTCTGCTTCACGCCTCCCGCTTGCGTAGCTACGTGCTGCTATACTGGTGTCGTCGTTTGCTGGTATGCTTACCGCGCTAACGTCGTACACCTTTTTAATTTTTAAAATTGTGCGGGTGTGCGTGTTCCTGTCGTAGCTATCCTCTGCAACTGTAAACGCCCACGACATTTTAGTAATCATTCCCGCGTTAATATCTTCATACAGCCCCCTTGCTAACTCTGTTTTACTAAGGTCTGCTGCAATAAGAAGCCCTTTATCGTCGGCAGTTAATTTAAGCGTGTTATTGCTATTTCTTGCATATACCCTGCCGCTGTGGTCGTACTGCATAATAACGTCGCTTAAGTCCGCGCCGTCCAGCGCGTGCCTGTCTATTTTTTCGTAATATTTGTCGCCGTCCTCAAACTCATAGAGCACGTACGGCGTATCAAACGTAGTCGCGTAGCCCTCTATGTAGTAGTCGCTGTTAAATTGGTTCGTAGCTGCCGTGACCGATAGAGGCGCCGCTACGTTCCTGTATTCTCTTTCTTTTACTATTGGCATATGTTTACTCTTCTCCTTTCTCGTCCGCCTGCTGCCCGTTGTTTGTCTGCTGTGGTTCCTGTTCTGGCTCTTGCCCTGCCGTTGGTTCTGTTTGCTGTGGCTGTTGCGTTATAATTACTGGCTGCGGCTCTTTGTTGTGCTTGTCCAGCTCGCTAACCTCTGTATACTCTTTTCGTATATAGTATTTGTCGCCGTCCTCAACGTGTGCCATATTCCATATGTCCATAACCCCGTTACGATTAAGTAAGCCTCTGTCGAATAGCTGCGTACTTACCTGTAGCTTTGTGTTATTACTCGCATACTGTAGCCTGTTCGCGCTAAATGTAATAGCGTTGCCGCGTGCAAGCTCTCGCGGCGTAAAGGTCATATTAGACATTACGAGCGATAACTGTATAGCAAACGGCTCTATTTTTCCCTCATAGTAGGCGTTCCACGTTTCCTCATTAAACTTGTTTTGCAGTATGTCCATATTTGTATTAAAGTGCGTACATACATTTTCTTGTATCTGCTGCATTTGTAGCGCGTTTGGCGTGTATGGCTTGCTTTCTACAGGCTTAACATCACTAAACTTGTTATCATATATAATCATTCCGCTTTTGTTGTCGCTGCTTAAATTGTCCTGCGTAAATCTGTCGCGCTCTTTTTTTATGTCCTCTGGTTTAAGCATATTTGCTACTTTTGCTAAAAAGCGGATATTCGCCGAATTTTGCACGGCGTTAATAATTCCCTCGTTACTCGTCTGTATAAGCTGCATTGTCGGCTGCATTGTCTTGTTATCCTCGCCGAAAATGTCATCTCTATATTGGTGCGTCGTTAGTATTCCTACGCGTTCAAACTCAATCGCTGCACGCTCTCCATTTCCAAATGTATAGCGTAAATATACTTGGTCTTGGTGTTCTATAATTTCGCAGTTCTGAGGCAGCAAAGGATACCAGCCCGCAAGCTGTCCGTATGCGTCCTCTATTGGTATAATAAAAGCTGTATGCTCACACTCTAGTATTGTCGCCACTCGCGCTATAAACTTTGTTGTGTCCATAAACGCGTTAGGCTTAAACTGTAGCGTGCGCTCTAAGTTCTTTAACGCGCTGCCCTCTACCTCCGGCTTTAACTTGCTGCAATGAGTAGCAAAGCTATTAATAGCCGTGCGGGTTAAATCCATTTCGTAAACGCCGCCGTCGTAGGTAGAGAATACAGGACTATAGCCGTTAAGCAGCTTAAAGTATTCGCCTATTATTTCTTTGTTTTTTCGTCCTTTGAAAAGGTAATCAAAAAGCCCCGTTTTTCTCACTCCTTTCTATGCTGCGTTTTTAAGCAGCTCGCCCAGCTCCGCGTTGTACTTCTGGCGTACTGTCATAGCGTCTATTACGCTTACAAAGCCGTCTATATGTGCGCGCTGTTCTATCTTTATAGGTCTAAATTTTCTTGTTTCTAAATTCTGCTTAAGCGCTACGTTTAGAAAATGTGACTTAAGCAAGTTGTTACTTGCAATTTTAAAGTTGCCGTCTTTAATAATTCCCTCAAATTCTCGTATAACTGGCGTTAAGTTCTCGCCCTGGTATACGTCGTCGGTATGGAACCCGTACGCCTTAAGGTCGTCTATTAAGTACTGGGCGCTGTATCTGTCGTAGCCTATCTGTAATACTCGTATGCCGTATGTGTTAAGCAGCTCTACATACCAGTTAAATACATCTTTGTAGTCTACGTAGTTGTCGCCAGATAGCGTAAGTACGCCTTTTTTTACAAATACGTCATATGGTACGCCGTCGGTTGCTTGCAGGCTTTCCAGCCTGTTACGCGGCATAAAGAACTGTGTAAACGCGTGTAGTATTCCGTCTTTTTCGACTACGATACTTGCGGCTGTTAAGTCTGTTGTTTGGCTTAAGTCGATACCGCCCACGGCGTAGCAGTCTCTAAAGTCCTCTAGCGTGCTTTCTTCGCTTGCCTTGTCTACAAGCGTGTATTCTAACCACGCTACGCTACTGTTTTGCTTAATATTGCAGTATTTCGTAAGAAACTCTGCTTTTTTACTTAAGCTGCCCTCTGCTACTGCTATCTCGTCTTTAAAAAAGCCCTCTTGTACGCTTACGCCCATATTCGGGTTGGCTTTCTTTAGTTCTGTTATATCGTTCCATTTCTCTACGTCGTCTATGATGTATAAGAATGGCAATAGCCTGCGCTCTTTACTGTTGCCTTTTAAAAAGCTGGTGGCACGTTTCATTAATTCGTCGTAGATACTGTCGTTAATATAGCCTGCTGTAGATATGCTAAGTATCATAGGCTGCCGCCTTGCACCTAGCGCCGACTTCATAACCTCATATTGTTTTAAGCCGCCGTCGCCGCTCCACGCTGCCATTTCATCACATATAACTAGCTGCGGGTTGAAGCCGTCGCTTTTCTTTGCGTTAAATGCAATAGGCTTAATAGTCGTGTTCGTCTCTTCTAGGTAAATATCGCTGCGCCTCTTTTTAGCAAGCTCTTTTAACTCTTCCTCTGCCTCTACCATTTTGTAAAAAGCGTCGTAAACGAGCGCCGCTTGGTCTAACTTTGGTGCTAAACAATAAATCTCTTGCCCGTACTCTGGCTCGAGATACGCCATATATGCAATAATGGCGCTTGCAAATAAACTTTTGCCGTTTTTTCGTCCAATAACTATAAAAATTTCTCGAAAAATTCTTATATTTTGGTCGTCTACAATGCCAAACATAGCGCATACTATGGCTTTTTGCCATAATTCCAGCTTTAATAAATCGCTCCTGCCTTTGCTGTGGTGGCAAAAATTTTCGATAAACTTTATTGCCTTATTTGCCTTTTTTGCATTGTAAAAAAACTCTTGTTTTTCCAGTCCGTCTACAAGTATTTTGTAAATTGCTAATATCCATTTACCCGCTACAATTTCGCCGCTTGTAATCTTTGCGTAATACTCGTAAATATAATTTTTATACGGCACTCTGGGGCTATTCCTCGCGCAGCAGGGCTAACTTGCTTTTCTTGCGTTCTGCTGCTGGTACAAGCTCGGTTAATTGCTTTATAACTGCCGTATAGTTCTTGCTTAGCGCTATATAGGTGTCTGCCTCTGCGCTGCGCTTTTCGCCCCACTGGTTCGCGCCGTTCTGGTACTCCGACGTCCAGCCGTTTTTTTGTATGCTATCCTGCAATATATCGAGCTCGACAGACATAAAAGCAGCCTTTTCGATAAGCGGCGTAACAAGTTTCTTTTTGTTTTCGTCGAGGTTCTTAAAAATGCCTTTAAGTCTGTTTTTTTCTTTCTTATTTTTCTCTTCTTTCGTGTACTCTTTCTTTCCTGCCATATCTTCGCCTCACTTCTCGCACACCACACCCCCTACACCACGTACGCGCGCCCCTGTAGAGTTTTTTTAAGCTCTACCCCTCGGTCTCCGCTGGGCTATTCAAGATTTTTGAATAGGGGGGATATGCTCACGGCTGCGTTGGTATTACGTTGCCGTCTGCGTCGAATTTGTAGCGGCGTGTGTCTGCTGCCGCGTGGTGTTCCTTGTTGTGGCAGTCTTGACATAACGCTTCGAGGTTGTCCCAGTTAAGCGCTATGTCTGCGTTGTTTATATTCTGCTTGGTTAAGTAGCGCTTATGATGTACTACCTTTGCAGGCTCGCCGCAGCGCTCACATAAGTAATGCTGCGATATGAGATAAGCCCGCCGTGTGTCTATCCAGTCCTTGCTGTGGTAGAACTCTTTAGCCCATTCTTTCATAGCCTGCCTCTCTTTATTTGCCTAGCGTCCTAGATTTCATACGCTAGGCTAGGAGGCTAGAAAAATGCAATAAAAAAGAGCGGCTAACTAATGCTGCTTAAGTAGCTTAGCTTTCCGCTCTTTCTCACGCTATCATTTTACCGCAGGCAATACCCCACGTAAACCCCAGCTTTTTACCACGCTTTTACCTCTGCGTTATAGCGTCCTCATCTATCCCCCAGAGTAATACGCTTAGCTCGTTTATTATTCCGCTTATCCAGCGGCGCGGTGTGTTCTTGCCCGTGTTCAATTCTTCGGCTATGTCCACATAGTCTAAGCCTTGCATAAAGTATAGCTCAAATGCTTTATATTCTACCTCGCGCCCCTGCTGCTGCCTGCGCCTCTCTATCTCTTCTACTGCCTTGTCTATGTGGTCTAGCATTAGTATGGTTTTAAAGCGCGTGCGTCGTATGCTACGCAAGTATGTAGTCTGCTGCTCTTCTGTTAATTCTCCCTGCTGCTGTAGCTGCGCAGCTTCGCTTACTGCGTTGTCTCTATGAAAAACTGCGTCTCTGTAGCACTTCATAAGGCTAAATGTGTCGTGGTATTTATCCGCTTTATGTTTCTTCTGTTCCTCTCGCTTGTAAATCTCTACGCCTTTTTTTGCGGCTGTTGTTATTATCTGCTCTAGTTCGTCCTCGTTTAGCCTTATTTCGCTCACTCTTAATTATTCCTCGCTTTCTGCTGCCGCGCTGCTTTTTAGTCGAATGGTAGCCCGTCGTCGTAGCCGTCTGGTATGTCCATAAAGCCGTCGCCGCTGGGTGTTGGCTGTGGTCTGTCGCCTACTGCCTGCTGCCTCTGCTGTGCCTCTGCTTTTGTCTCTCCAAAACTTACACTACTTGCCAGTACTTCGGTGTAGTAAATCTCTTTGCCGTCCCTGCCTGTATAGTGCCCCGTTTTAATCTTTCCGACAAGTTCTACCTTGTTGCCTTTCTGTAGCCATTTCTCTACCCATTCTGCCGTTTTGCCAAGTGCGCGTATATTAATAAAATCTGTGCTTTTGTAATCGTCTACCGCCAACGTAAAGCGTGCTATTGCTACGCTGTTATTTTCGCCGCCGTAGCGTACGTCTGGCTCTTTTGTCAATCTTCCGCTTAATGTTACGTTATTCACTTTTTACCCTCTCTTTTCTTCCTGTTGTATTCCTGTAGGTATTTTATTTGTTCCTCGTCCTCTGCCTGTCTCTTTCGTCTGGCTGCTAGTTCCTTTTCTCCTCGCCGTTGCCGCTTTGCTATAATCTTTTGTGCTTTCTTGTAAATCTTGCAATTTTCGCAGTACTCCGCTTGCGTTAGCCCGCCCCGTAGCGCTAGTGGTATGTTGTCGTAAGAATGGCAGCCGATACACTCGCGTATACTGCCGTCGTCGTCTACCTCGATAGTAAACAGGAAACGCAGCAGGCTTATAATAAGCCCCAGTACAACCACTAATACACATACCAGCGCTGCAATTATAAACGGTGCTATTAATATGCCTGCTACAAGTGCTATTGTTTTAAATATCTCTATTGCTGTCATTCGCTGCCCCTTTCTATTCGTTCCGCTACGCTTTGTGCTGCGTCTGCTGCCACTCTAAACCCGTTACTTAAGCCTCTGTATATTCCTGCAATAGCCCTTGTCATTACGTCGCCTATATTTTGTACCGCTGCCGTTATGTCGTTTATAGTTGCGCTTGTATTTCTCATAGCCTTTTTAAGTGCCTTTGCCTGCCGCCGCTTATCAGCCTCAAGCGGCGGGTTATGCCCGTGCCGCTTTTTATAGTTCTTTTTCCATTGTCTGTAATTCATATTACGCCTCGCTTTCGCTTAAGAAGTCTTTTATATCTGTCTGTCCGTCTATTTGTGTGTCCGTTTCGGGCACCTTAGTAACCTTTATGCCGAGTATGCAATAGCCCTCTTGTAAACCGCTGTAATCTTCCAGCATATATATTATATCTGCCTCTATGTGTCTGCCCGTCTCTTTGCCGTCGGCATACTCATTAAGGCGTAGCGCGTCGCCAGTCTTAAAGCCTCTGTCGTTCTTGCGCAGTTCAAAGCACTTTTTCCCTGTTGCCACGTCCTTAAAATACATAGCAGCTAACTTAAGCTCGTGTACTTTCTGCTCTTTTGGCTGTAGTGCTCTGTCTAATGCCGCCTCGCGTTCTCTAGCCTGTAGCGTTTTCTGTGTTTGCTTATCTATTGCCGCCTGCTGCTCGTCGTAGCGCTGCTCGTCTGTTTTTTCTGCCTCTGCCTTGTTAATATATTCGTCGCACTTTTCGCACGTTCCCGTTTTTACGTTGCAAGTGCTGTAATTTAAGCAGCTATAGCATAGGCTCGTAATACTTTCTGGGTGCGGTGTCTTGTAATCGTCGCCCGCTTTCTTTTCTGCTACCTTTGCAGCTATCTCTTTTGCTCTTATATCCTCGCCCGCTGCTGCCTGCTGTGCTATCTCGTTTTGTTCGTCCTCGTCTAGCTTACTTGTCTCGTAGGCTGCCGTTATGCCTAAGTTGCCCGCCTTAAACTGTTCTTTAGCCTCTGGCGTAAGATTATTGTTAATCTGCTCCATACGTCCTATGTTTGTTGCACTTTCGCCCAATACGTCGGCTATTAAGTTGCGCATACGTCCTTGTATCTCTAAGCCGTCCTCGTCTCTGGCTCTTATAAGTGCTTTTTTTAACCTTGCCGCCTGCTCTGTCTTTTCGTACTGCGTAAGCTCTCGGTTAAATGCGTTGCCGACTAATAAGCTAAGCTCTAGCCCTGCGGGTGTTATGTCTTTGTAGAGATAACGCACGCTTTTATACTGCTCGTAGCCTCTGTCTATAAGCAGCCTGTTAGCTTTATTGCGCCTGTGCCCGCTTATAATTTTATATTTGCCGTCTATCCTGCCTAATACTGTCGGCTGCTGCTGTCCTACGGCGAGTATAGCGTCTGCCAGCTCTTCTATGCTCTCTTGACTGTAAAAGTTGCTTTCTGTTTCCTCTACGTCGTACGGGTTTAAGTATATTTCCGTGTACTCTGTTACTGCTGCTGCCTTTGTGTCTGCTTTGCTTTGTGCGTTTAATATATCCATAAAGCTAAACTTATTTGCTGCTGCCATAGTTTTACACCTCGCTTTCTTCCAGGTACTTTGTTATCAGCTTCTTGTAGTCCTGCGCAGCTCCGCAGCGTGGGCTATACTCATATGCTGCCTTGTTAAAAAACGTGCTTTCTGCTGCCTTGTCGGTGTAGCGTATCTGCCCCAGTATTTTAACCTTGCTTTTCTGCTGTAGCCATTCCAGCCCCGCTATGTTCGTGTCATTGTTTTTATACATTGTCACAAGCGCGCCGAGTAGTTCTATATCTGGGTTAAGCTGCTTAGCGTCCTGTATCTGCTCCGCTATAATGTCCAAGCCCTCTAACGCCCACTCGTCTATTTTTACAGGTACTATAACCTCGTCTGTAATCTTTAGTGCTGCTATTACGTTAAAGGCTATGTCTGGCGGGTTGTCAATAATCATATAGTCGTAGTAGCTGCTTATAGTGTCTGGAAATGGCAGCTCTAAGTTAGTAATAGGCGTATGTATTAATTTGTCGTATGCGTCTATCTGGCTGCCGCTGCTGCCTGCCATTGTCCATACTGCCGACATAAGCGACATATTAGCCGTTATTATGTCTACGTTGTTGTGCTGCGGGTGCTCTGTTATTAACTCTCTTAACGGGTTCTTGTATTCGCCTAACAATGCTTTAGCCGCTGCGCACTCTCCCGCTGCCTTGTATGCCCCTGCTGCCTTGCTTAAATTGCCCTGCTTGTCGTTGTCCAGTAGTAATACTGTCTTGTCTCTCTTTTGCAGCTCGTAGGCTATGTTATACGCTGTGTACGTTTTCCCTACGCCGCCCTTAAGGTTAATAATGCTTATTACTTTCATAGTCTGCCTCTCTTTCTCTCCGTTGGTTCTGGCTCTTTTTATCTATCTCGGCTACGTGCTCTCTTAATACCCGTATTGCGATATTTAAAGCTCTTGCGTAGTCGTTATAGTCGTCTCGTGTTCCTGTAAGTACTTGTAGCGCCTCTATCTCTGTCATACGTGCCGCCTCTCTTATGTCGCAGGCATTAGCCCGTTCTGCGCTGCCCCATTGTCTGCGCTCTTTAAGCCGCCTGCTGCCGTTTCCAGCTCTAAGTAGTTTATTAACTGCTCCGCTGCCTCTTGCCAGCCGTAACACACTACCGCTAAATAGCCCTGCTTGTTTAAGCTGCTTAGCCATTTCTTTTGTAGCTGCGTCGGTTTATTGCTGCCTACTTTAAGCTCTATGTATAGCCCATTGTAGCCGCCGCGTGCTACTGGCAAGTGTAAATCTGGTACGCCTGCCTTTACGCCCTGCCTCTTTAGGTTGGCTGCTGTACGTGCGTCTCTCTTGCCGCCGTTCGGTATGTGGTATAGCAGCTCTAACTCTGGGTATCTCGCATACTGGTACTGCGCCCAGTTAAATAGTGTTTCTTGCGCTCCTGCCTCGTTGTCAATTCTCACATTTCGCATATATTCGCCTTTCTTTCTTGCTTTACTCTAGCTGCACCAGCCTATAGCGGTAATAGCCGTAGCCGTAATATTCTGGGCTTACTATGCCCTTTTCTTCGCTGCCTTTTTCCACGTAGTAGCCTGCTGGCGCTTTTGCCTCGCAGCGATACCACGAACGGGCAGTTACGTACTCATATTCTGGCTCTGGGTGTACTAAGTTTTTACTTGCAGCCCAGCGTTTACCCTGTAGCCTCTGCTCTGGTGCGTCCTGTATGTGTCTATCTGTATATTTAATAAAATACGCTGCCAAGTCTCCGTATTGTCCGCTATCGTCTAGCGGGAACACTTTAACGCGATTATGCCCCTCGTACGCTTTATACCAAGCCTGCTGCAACAAGTTTGTATCTATTCGATTTACTACTAGGTGGTGGTGTCTTGCGCCTTTCTTGCCTATCTCCATAACGTGTATGTATTTAAACTCTAACCCAGCTTTTTTATACAACTTTCTACACTCCCGTAAAAATACTTGTATATCTTTTTTCATTTCCTCGCGTGTTCTGTCTGGCTCTCCCTTATGCCTTATGTAGTCTAGTACTAAGTGGTAATCTCCATAAGCAAAGTTAGCGTTCATTAAGAGCCTTA